AAAGCAATTAATGAAAGAATGTCTCCAAAATTTACAAGAGCTAGAGCATCAACAATAGCTAGAACTGAAACCCATACAGCATCTAGTTTTGCAATACAAAAGCAAGCAGAAAACTTTGAAGTGCCTAGTATGAGAAAAAGATGGGTAACAACAACAGATGATAGAAGCAGAGGAACACATTTAGCAGTTAATGGTACTGAAGTTGGTATAGATGAAGATTTTATCGTTGGTGGTAAAAAAATGAAATATGCAGGAGACCCAAGAGGTGGTGCTTCTGAAGTAATTAATTGTAGATGTGTAATTGTTTATATTGAACCAGAGGATATTGTCACAGACCAAGATGAACAACAAGATATCAATACAGAGCAAACACAAATATTTAATATTGGTTCTGTTGTTGCAGTAGCTGAGACTGGTCCATTTAGAGGTAAAACATTATTACAAATAAGACAAATGTATAATGATAAATTAAATAGTGATTTAAGTCCTTTAACAAGAATGGCAGTAATTAAAAGCCAATTACCAGATAGAATTATCAGAGATGGTAATAAAGGCTATTACATAGCAAGAGATAAAGAAATATCAAGTAATTTAGAAATAAAAACATTAACACATGAATATGGGCATCATCTTGATTATAGTCTTATGAATGGTAAAAGAGTTGAAGGTCGTGGTTTTGTGGCATGGTCAGAAGAGACAGAAGCATTTAGAGAGGCAGTAAAGAAAGATACAAAGGTTATTGGTATTGGTGAGTATGATGGAATATTTTTTACATTAAATGTTAGATACAAAGATAAATTACAAAAATTTGACGATGAATTATTCCAAATTAAAGAGAATAAAAGAAAAATAACAAAAGGTGAATATAAAGGTATGATGGGTATATATAAAGACAAAGTTCCAAAAATTGATGGTGCTGAATATTTATCAGATATTATAGATGCTATGGCAGAGGGAAGATTCCAAGATGAATTTGGTGTATGGGGACATGGTCGTGATTATTATTCAATAGGTGGTATGAAATTTAAGGAAATATTTGCTAACTTATTTGCAATTCATAATAGTAAACAAGCTATGGAATTTGCTAGAAAATATTTCCCTAATACACTTAAAGTTTTTGAGGAGAAATTAAGTGAGTTTAAGTAAAGAGGAAAAACGTAAAAGATTTGAAGAAGCAAGAACCTACACAGATTGGTTTAATTTATATAAGGATATATTTAATACAACTCCAGTAGTAAATGCAGAAACTTGGCAACAGTCTCCTATACAAGTTATTATTGATGCTATAGTAGAGGGCAAGCCAATAAGAAAAGAAAGAAGAAGAAATATAGATTTATAAAACCCCCCATTAATTAAAATGGAGGGCACTAAGGAGACACATTTAAGTGTGATTTAAATTTATACCTTTGTCAAATCATTGATTTTAAGCATTAGATTATTTCTAGCAATTTTAACAATTTTATTAAGTGTGCATGGATCAGTTCTAGGCTTTGGCTGAGAAAATTCTATTTCCTCAAACATTTTAAGATACCAATCCAATACTTGATAATTCCTAGCTAGTGCAACATTTGTTTTAAGAATAATTGTATTTTCTTTTGAAATATGTTTTTCATATGCTTGTTCATAGGATTTAACTTCAGTTAAGGAATATTTATCCATTTTGTAAATCTTTCTTTTTAAATAATAAAGTTTCCCATCTTGCTTTTAAGACTACAGTTGAATTACAATCTGAACAACATCTGCCTTTAACTACTGGTTGAGCATTATGCCCATCTCTATAACCATTTATTATTTCTATATTACCTTTACATATTTTGCATTTTCTTGGTCCATATGTTCCTAAGTATCCTTTAGCCATTTTTCTTTCCTTTCTAAAAAAAGAGTGAGAGGGTTAAACCCCCTCTGCTCCTAAAAGTTTATTACAGTAATAACTAGCTATGTCATAATTTTCTTCTTCTTGCTTATTAGAAAATATATCATGACCGTTGCTTTTCATTGTTTCAATAAGATGGTTCTTTTCAAAAACATTAAAGTAATAAGGAACCATTTTTTTAATTTTTTTATTTGTAATTTTACAAAAAATTTCTTTATCAACAATTTTCATTAATCTGGCACATGATTTTGCTCCTTTTAACTCTTTACCAGTAATATTAAAATAATTTACTGCCTGTCTAAAAGTACAAAACTCTGTACCCTTACCTAAAAGTTGATCAAAATTTGTTCCTTGGTATTCAGCTTGTGTAGTAAAATTTATCATTTTTTTTCTCCTGTGCTATGATAATAAATTCATTATATATTTATAATTATAAAAAGTAAACCCTTAAAAGTAGTTTTATTAATAAATTTTAGTAAAACCTATTCTATCAACCATATGCTTTTCTTTAGTTTCTAGGTCAACAATAACATCCCCAACAGATACAGAATAAAATGTATCTAATACTTCAATGTTATCATTGTATTCTGGAAAATTACCTTCTTCAAAAACTTTATCTAAATTATCAGCTTTTATAATAGCTGAATCTCTGTAATAACCTTCTTCATTAACATACCAAAAAACCATATGTACTTTACCTCTTGATATAGCCATTGAATGTTTTTCTTCTAATTTTCCATGATTTGGTTGTTTTACTAAGTATTTTTTCATTTTAATCTCCTGTGCTTGAAAATATAATTCATTATAATATTTATATTTATAAATGTAAACACCTAAATAGTGTTTTTTTTAATTTTTTTTACTTTTTTTTACTTTTTTTGATGTTTTTTTTAAGGCTTGTATTTTTTAAACTATAAATGTATGATATACATAACAATATGCCAATATTGAAACCAAATGCAGGGGAAACGGAAAGAAACTTTATGAGTCGTTGCATGGGTGATGATAAAATGAGGTTAGAATTTCCAGATAATAGACAGAGGTCTGCCGTTTGTATGACTAGCTTTAGTGGAAAGGAAACTAGCATGGATATGTTGGAAGAAAATCTTGAAAATGAAGATATAAAATCTAACAGCGAATATGATACTCAAATCATACCATTTGAATTTAAAGCAGGACATTCTGATGATGAAGAAGAAAAAGGTATGTTTGAAGGGTATGGCTCTATTTTTGGAAACAAAGATTTAGGAAATGATGTAGTAGAGGCAGGTGCTTTTTCTAAAAGTTTAAGAAAAAGAAAACCAAATCAAGTAAAATTATTATGGCAACATAAACAAGACCAACCAATTGGTGTATTTGAAAGCATTAAAGAGGATGGTGATGGATTAGCAGTCAAAGGCAGACTTGCTCTTGGTACACAGCAGGGCAGAGAAGCATTTGAACTTATGAAAATGGGTGCTTTAGATGGCTTATCAATAGGCTATAAAGCAGACCCAAACAAGCAATCTTATGATGAGCGAAGAAGAAGACGTATGCTCAAAGAGGTTGACTTGATGGAAATTAGCCTTGTTACTTTTCCAATGAACCCAAAGGCTAGGGTTACTGCGGTTAAAGCCTGTGACAGGACTATTCGTGATTGGGAAACTTTCCTTCGTGAGGAAGGCGAGTTGAGCCGATCAGAAGCAAAGGTTTGTGCAAAAGCACTCGTTAACTCGTTGACAAAACATCGTGATGATGGTCAGACCGAAATTTCAGAATCCATTAATACACTTAAGAAGTTAATGGAAAATCTTAAACCCTAAACTTGAAAGGAAATCTCATGGCAGATTTACAAGAGCTAAAGGGCGTGATTGAGGAGTTCGGCAAGACTTTTGAAGATTTCAAGTCGGCAAATGATGAGCGTCTAAAGCAAGTAGAGTCCAAAGGTGTAGTTGATCCAATTACAGAAGATAAAGTTTCTAAAATTGAATCAAAGTTAGATGCACTTGAGGACATTAACCAAAAGTTCACAAAAGAACTTATGGATTCTAAAACTCTTGGTGAGCGTTTAGATAGGATTGAAACAGAGATAAAAAGACCTAATGTTGGTATGACAACAAAGGATGTTGATTTAACTCTTAAAGCCTATGATAAATACTTAAGAAAAGGTAAAGAGTCCTTAGACCAAATGGAGCATAAGGTTCTAACAGTATCTAATGATACTGGTGGAGGATACCTTGCACCACCAGAGTTTGTTGCTGAGATTCAGAAACAAGTTGTGGAAATGTCACCAATTAGAAGCATTGCTAGAGTAAGAACAACTTCAAATAGAAGTATTCAAATGCCTACTAGAACTGGTACATTTGCCGCTACTTTTGTTGCTGAAACAGGAACAAGATCAGAAACAACTGGCTTAACATATGGTATGGAAGAAATCACAGCACATGAATTATATGCTTTGGTTGATATTTCAGAGCAGGATGTTGAGGATTCAGCTTTTAATATGGAAGCAGAATTATCTTCTGAATTTGCAACACAGTTCGCAAAAGCAGAGGGAACAGCATTTGTTAATGGTGCTAATGTAGGTACTCCAGAAGGATTCTTACAAAATGCAAACATTGCAAGTACAAATTCTGGTGCAGCCGCCGCTTTAACTGCTGATGGTTTAATAGACCTATATTCAGACGTTAAGACAGACTATGCTAGAAATGGTGTATTTGTTATGAATAGAGCAACCTTAGGTAAGGTAAGACAGCTACAGGATACAAATGGTTCATATGTATTCCAAGCAGGATTTAGCTTGCAAGTAGGTGTTCCAAATACAATACTTGGTCAGCCATACATTGAAGCATCAGATATGCCAGATGTAGGAGCAGGAAACAAGCCAATTGCATTTGGTGATTTTAACCGTGGTTATGTAATTGTAGACAGAGTATCTTTAGCAATACTTCGTGACCCATTTACTCAAGCAACATCTGGAACAATCAGATATGTAGCTAGAAGACGAGTTGGTGGTCAAGTTGTAATGGCTGAAGCTATTAGACTACAAAACATTTCAGCTTAAGGGAGAATTTAACATGGCGAATAAAGATTTAGCTAATAATCTGTTAATGACTCAAGTACTTGACCCTGCCACATTAACTGCAACAGCAAATACTACAGGTCTTGACCTTAAAAGTGCTTCTGGTGCAATGATTAATGTTTTAATTGGCGAAAGTGGAGATACATTATCTGCAAGTGTTAAGTGGGATTTAATTCTACAGCACAGCGATGATAATTCTGCATGGTCAGCAGTAACAAGCAATACTGATGTTTCTTTTGCTGATGTTGATAGTAGTGGAATATATGCTACTATTGATGCTGCAGCAGAAGACGATGCTTCATATCCAATTGGTTACAATGGTGCCAAAAGATATGTAAGGGTTGCTATTACTAAGACAGGTACACATACAAATGGAACACCTATAGGTGCAGTTGGTATTACAATGCCAATTCATAGACCTGTAAGTGGATCAGATAATGGTACGTCAACAGGCTAACTAATAAGAAGTGACCCTCAATTATGGGGGTCATTTCCTTTGTAGGAGTAACCAATGAAAATTAAAATGACCAAAACAATGGTAGGCTCTGCCAATAATATGGGTTCAGTTTCAATGAAATATGAAGCAGGGCAAGAATATATGATGACTGCTGATTGGCAAAAGACAATAGCACAAGTATTTATAGATTTAGGAAGTGCAGAACTAATTGGCGAAAAAATTGAAAAAAAGATTGTAAGTCCTACAGAAACCAAAAGAGCAAGAAATAATGATGGGACATTAAAGGCTGATGATAAATCCACACCAAATGTAAATGAAGCATGGGTAGGTGGAAAAGCACCTAAGAAAAAATAATTAAATGGCAGGTGTACAAATCATCACTCCAGAAGCTACTGATTTAATTTCTGTAACAGAGATTAAGACACAGCTTAGAATTGCCACAAGTGACTCCACACATGATACATTAATTGGTGTATGCAAAGATGCGGCAATTGGTATTGCAAAAGAATATTTGCAAAAGTCATTAATAAATAGAACTTTAAAACTATCCTTAGATAACATTCCTTTTGCTGATAGTGTTTTACCAAATAAAGAAGGTATAACTGTTGGGCCTTTTCTTGAATATAGAAAAAGAAGTGTTTCTTTGCCATATAGTCCTCTTGTAAGTGTTACAAGTGTAAAAACCTTTAATGATAGCGATACAGAAACCACTATGGCTAGTAGTCGCTATTATGTTGATACAGCTAGTGAATATGGTCGTGTTATTCTAAGAACTGGAGAAACTTGGGATGATATGCTCAGAGTAGGTAATGCCATAGAAATAACTTATGTTGCAGGATATGGAACTGCAAGCTCAAATGTACCAATGCCAATAAGGCAAGGTGCTATTACAATGGCGGCACACTTTTTTGAAAACCCAGATTTAGCTATTAAAGGTGAAAGTGTTAATGAAATACCATCATTGGTTAATGCTTTATGGAAACCTTTTAGAGCAATGAGGTTTGGTATAGGATTAGGCTAATGGCTAAATATCCTTACATTGGCGATTTACGACATTCAATAAATTTACAATCAAGAAATAGAACAACAGATACTGGTGGTGGATTTACTTCATCTTGGACTACTACAAGAACATTATTTGCTAAAGTAGTACCACGTTCTGGGCAGGAAGCCTTGGAGGCAGGCAGATTAGACCATTCATTAACACATGATGTTTATACAAGATATTATTCAGATATAAATTTTAAAAGTAATGGTGGGCAAATGAGAATAACTTGGTCAGATAATGGCGTGACAAGAACATTTTCTGTTAAATCTGTTATAGATGTAGGGGAAAGAGATAGATACCTTATATTTAGATGTTCAGAAGGTGGTGTGGATGACAGTTAGGCTTAAAGTTTTAAATAGAAAAGAATTTGAGGCAAAATTAAAAAAAATGTCTACACAAACTCTTGCCAATCTTAAAAGGACTGTAAGAGTAACTGCTAATGAAACAAGAAATACTGCTGTAACAAGTATACTGCAAAATGCAAGAAGTGGTATTGAAGTTACAAGATATAATCCTAAAAGAACAATAAGAATATCAGCAGAGGGTGATCCTCCTGCATCAGACACAGGTTTTTTAGCATCAAATATATATCTAATTATGGATGCTGACCAATTAGGAGCATCTGTTGAAAGTAGAGCAGATTATTCTAAATTTTTAGAATTTGGTACACTTAAAATGAGAGCAAGACCATTTATGCAACCTGCATTAGAACAAGGAAAGCGAAAATATAGAAAAATGTTTGAAAAAGCAGTAAAGGATGGAATTTAATGGATATTAATACTTTTATAGATAGAATTAAAAAACTAAATTTGGCAATGCAAATTTCTATTTATAAAAAAGCTGAATTATCAGAGCAAGTAAAGGAAGGTTTGGCTGAAAAAGTAAAAGAGCATAATGATAAGTATGGAGACAGAAAAGGTAAAAGAGTTACACAAAGAATGTTGGAAGCTGTTTTTAGGAGAGGTGTAGGTGCTTATAATACCAATCCAACATCTGTAAGACCAAGTGTTAGAGCATCTGGTGGAGCAGATAGATGGGCTTATGCTAGGGTAAATGCCTTTTTATATGCTGTGAGGAATAATAGGTTTCGTAGAGGAAGATTTGATAGAGATTTATTGCCAAAAGACCACCCATTAAGTAGTGATAAGGAAAAATAATGTCTATTGACTCTAAATATGGTTGGCAAATTCGTAGAGGTCTTGTAAGAGAAAAGGGTCTTTTTAAATTTGGTTTTAATCCTGCTGTTGGCACAGAGTTAGCAACTACTTGGTCACAAGGTGGTTTATATTCTTATTTATCTTCTGCAAGTATTCTGAAAATTTCAAGTTCAAATACAAATGATACATCTGAAGGAACTGGTGCAAGAACAGTACAGTTAAGAGGTTTAGATGCTAATTATGATGAGGTAACAGAAACAGTTATTTTAAATGGTCAAACTGCAGTAAATACTAATAATCAATTTATAAGAATAAATCGTATGCAAGTTTTAACTGCAGGAACTGGTGGTGTAAATGCAGGAGTGATTTATGCAGGAACAGGTACTGTAACAACTGGTGTACCAGAAAATAAATATGCAACTATAGGAATTGGGGATAATCAAACCTTAATGGCATTATGGAC